CCCAAAAGCGCCATTTTCCCGATGCTGGTCAGCCGAGTTTGCAGTTCTTCCGCGCTTTTGTTGGTTGCGATAAAGTGACGGGATAGGGACGCCAATCCCGCTGTCACGTTTTCAACCAGGGCAATTTTTACGGCGATTTTGTAGGCTTCGATACTCATGGATTTCCTTTACCGCGCACAGGAATGGCTTGCTGACCGAGTGAGTTGGGTGCAATACCCGAATTTGCGAAAGGTCGTGCGCAAGCCGGACTGGAAGCCCTATCGTGGGAATCCGTTCATCCTGACGGACGAGAACCGCACGACAGATAAAGCCCGCTTGTCATGGTGGGCAGCCTTCCCGATGCTGATCATTTCGCTCATGGCGCTCATGGTCTTGGTGCCATTTCTGATATTCATCTGCGTGTTTGCCTGGGGCGCGATCAGCAGCCTGTTCTAAACCTCGTGGTCATATTCCAGACTCGCCGGAATTGACCCACCGCCCAACAATCCAGTCACCACCGCGCCGCCGACGATCTTCCTGATCGCCTCGTGGTTGTGCTCGACCGCCGGGCCAAGCACCGGGCGCGGTGGCTGTTTTGATGTTCCGAGTTCAAACCACACCAGCCGGTCGTCGTTGGAGCCGATGACGGCCTCCAAGCCCTGCGTCTGGTGCTCGATGGAGTCGCGCATCTGCCCGCTGCGCAGGCCCGGATCGTTCTCCGTGTAGCCCTGCCGAACGCGGTCTGCCTTGGTGCTTTCGGCCAGTTCTTCCCATGCCGGGAACGGGCCGACAGCCTCCTGGTACTCGCCGATTTCCTTCTTGGCGGTGTGCTCAATCTTCGTGGCCACCGCCTCCAGCCCCTGATGAAGCTGGAACACGACGCCAGCCTCCAAGGTGGCAATCTCCGCAGCGAACGCCGCGAGGCTTCCGAACTGCTTCATGGGTTTTGCTCCTTGAAGGACATGGTGTTGAGGTCGAATTCAGCGCCTTGGAACTCGCTGAACTTGATCGCCATCCACTGGCGTCGTGCATCCGACACCGCCAGCCAGTTGCTCAGAGTGTCGTCAGGGACACCGAAGGCAACCGACGGCGGAATGCCGTTATGGACGAGCCACAAACACTCGTTTGCGGCTGCGTCCGTCAGGAGTTTTTTAGCTCGGCCTCATTGCTCTGCGCGACAGCGACACCGGCAAAGTGCTCGGCAACCCCTTGCATGGCGGCCTCGTTGCCTTCGTCGCCCAGGCGCAGGTACAAAGCACGGAGTTCGCCCTCGGTGCTCGGCGTGGCGACCGGCTGGTCGTCAATCGCGGCCACGAACTTGAGGTGGGCGACCTCGGCCAGATAGAGCACGTTCAGCTTGTCGCTGCCTGCTGCCTTGGCAAAGTCGAGATTCGCCAGCGGGCCGGGCTTTTTCAGGCGGATGGTGCGGCCAAGTGCATCGGTGACGGTGAAGTCCTTCGCGGATGCGGCAGGCTTGGCTGCGGGTTGATCGGACGGGTTGATGGTTACCTTTGCGCCGCCGACTTCGGCGACCTTCTGCTCTGTTCCAGACATTGCAACTCCTTGAGGTGATGAAAAAGGCCGGAATCAATCCGGCCTGTGGGTGATACCCGCGCTTACGCCTGCTTGATGCGGCGTGTGGCCACGAACGAAATCTTTTGGTGTACCGACTTGTCGCCAGACCAGTCGCCCGCGTCGTCGTACTTGAGCAGAACGCGCTCATAGCGGTACTGCGACACCTGACCATTGGGTTCAACGATGGTCTGTTGCAACGTGGCAGGTGGTTCATCGACACCGGCGTAGAAGTTGGCTTCCAACTTGGCGAAGTACACGTCGAGTTCAGGGCCGCGCCGCTCGGATTCAAACGAACCCGACCAGCCTTCGTAGAAGCGCAGGTGATCAACGATGCCGTCGATACCTTTCAGCTTCTGGTCGGTGGTGTCCTGCTTCGACGTGAACTTGGTGACTTTGCCGAGACTCAGACTGCTGCCGTCGGGCAGGATGATTGCCAGCGTAACGTCGCGCCCAAGCGAATAACCGTTTTGACTCATGAGAGACTCCTAGAAACGAGAAACCCCGCCGGAGCGGGGTCGGAGATTGATGGGAATTACTGCGGCGTGATGTTGGCAACGCTGACCTTGACCGACTGGCCGCCTTCCACGTTGATGATCAGCTTGGTGATCACCGACAGGTAGGTGACACGGCAATCGATCTGCATGTAGCCCAGGGCAACACGGCTGGACGGGTTGTTGTTCTTGTCCAACTGGATCGAGAACGGCTGCTTCTGCGGGTCGTTCACGTCGCCGATCATTCCTTGCTGCCACAGGTTGGACATGAAGGCATTGACCGTGCCGAAGGCATCGTTTCGCGTCTTAGGGCTTTGCAGCTTGCCGACGTACAAGCCCATGCCACTGTTCAGGGTGTAGGCGATGTAGTTGGTCATGCGGGTGTAGTTGTCCCCGTTGATGACCGCATTGGACGAGCAGTTCTGACCGATGCGCACGCCGAAGCTGTTGCCCGCTGGAATCGGGTTGGCGATCACGTCGATGCCTGCCTGGGCCAGCGCCTGCAACTCGGCCTGCGAGTAGGTCAGGTTCTGAGAGCTCTTCTGCGTGCCGACGATGCCGTACAGCGGCTTGTTGAGGCTGGACTGCTCAGGCGACAGACCGGACAAACGACCCGCCACGAAGCCTTGCGGCGAAATCAGGCGGGTCTGGTTGTTCACCGTGTCTTGGAAGTACACCCAATCGCCGAATAGCAGTTTCATCGTGTAGGTGTCGATGCCTGCGGTTGCCTTGGTCGCCGTCGCATTGGTGATCGTGTCACCCGCCGGGCCGGTGGCGATCATGTAGGTGCCTTCGGACAGACCGTAGGCCACCTGCGTGCTCCACGTTGTGCTGTCGTCACAGTCGGCAAGCATCGCCACGCTGGTCAAGGTGCCACGCAGTGCATACATGCCCTTGCGAGGGGTGGTATCCACGCCCAACAGAGTCGCGCCGGTGATGGTGGTCACGCCATCGGTGCCGCCAGTCAGCGTGTAGGTTGATGCGGTCGGTGCCGCAGTACCAACGCCAGCGGTCGCCACGACCAGCTGGGACTGACCGCGCAGGCCAGACACGCCGTTGTTGATCGCACTGGCAATCGCCACCCACACAGCGTTGCCGGTCAAGCCGGACGCCAGATTGTCGAACACCTCGGGAACGAGGCCGGGAAGCGCCACGACAGCCTTCCAGCTATTGGCTGCGCTACCAGCCGCAAGCGTGACTTGCAGCGAGTTGCCGAGCGACCCGGTGTACTTGGCCGTGAAGGTGATGCAGTTGGTCTGCACCGTCGCCGTCGCGGCAGTATCGGTACCGTCGGTCACGCGCACGCAGCGCATGTTGTTCGCGCCGTTGAGCACTGCGGCCCACACAGCCGTGCCCATGTCGTACTTGCGTGCCTGGATGTTGCCGAACTTCTGCACGTAGTCGGACAAGCTGCCGACGATGGTGGGCGCGTTGACCGGCCCCCACTGTGCAGTGCCGACGATGCCGAGGATGTTGGTCGGCAGGCCGTTGAGGAAATTTTCAGACGGCGGAACGATCTGGACGTAAACGTCCGGGACGTAGAGCGCCGTGGTGTTGATTGCACCTTGCTGACTGACTGGCATGTTATGCCCTCCGAAATGGAAAGCCCCCGCAGGCGTTGGCCTTGCGGGGGCTTGGGGTTATTGGAAATCCGGGTTACTTCTTTGCGGCGTCCTTGGCAGCGTCCTTGACGGGTGCCGGTTCGTCGGGAACCTTGACCACGTAGTGCGCTTGCTCGGAGTCCAAAACCCTCTTGATTTCGTCCTCGTTGGTGATTTCGTCGCCGACGGCGTTGTTGCCGAACGGCTGGATGACTTTCAGTTTCATGGTGTACCTCTTACGATGTGATGGTGGTGGATACGGACGTGGCCGTCAGCGCGACGGTGACCTTCGAACCCAAGGCGGCGCTGTTGGGATCTGTTGCATCCACAACCCTGCGCACGCTGAGGTCGATTTCCTTGATCGCGTACTCGGTCTCGGTCTGCGTCGTCGGGTAATTGACCGCATAGAACAGGTCGCGCCGGTAGATGCCCTGCTTCTGCTGGTCATCGTCCTGCGTCGAGTTCAGATAGGTCATCACGCCTTGCGAGCCGTCGGCCAGCGTCAAGCGGGTCACGGTTGCCAATGCGCTGTCGATGGCCTTTGCGACCGGATCGCGGCGGTCGAAGCAACTAGCCCACACGGTGATCTGGAAATTTCGGGTTTGTCGCCGAACTTCGCAGATGCTCACGCCCTGCGTGCCATCGTTACTCTGCTCTTGCCAATCGCCGTCTCCAGCCATGACCGATGTCACCCTGTCACCGGGTCGGGGGAACACCGAAATATGCACTTTGCCAGCCTGCAAATCAGCCTCAAGCTGCTGCGGGTTCGGCCAGCCTTGATAAACGAGGATCGGGCAGTTTCCTACCGATGCCTGCGTGGTGCCGTTGGGATAGGCTGCCTGTGCGATTGCCGCGACCAGCGCCTGTCCGACTTCTGTGATGTCTGCCATTACGGATGCACCTCCTGGGCATTGATGCGCCACCCGAGATCAGTGAGTTCAGCGCCCTCGATGGCGTACCGTTTGCCGAGGTCATCGGTCACGATGTCGCCAGAACGCACGACCACCGGGACAGATGGCGGCAGCAGGATGCGCCAGCCGGAGTTCTTCACGTCAGCAGGCAGGCCGGTGGCGGCCTGACTCTTGCCGCCGAACAGAATGGCGCACGGCCAGCCGACGAAAACACCGCCATTGCTGGCGGGGTTGATGCCGATCACGTCGCTGGACTCGGCAGGTGCATCGCACATGCCGTTGTATCCAACCGCGCCGACCGTTCCCGCTGCCCCTTGCGGGGCGGCACGCGATAAGCGCACCTTGCGGTTGCAATCGACGCAGATGATCGGCAGCAGCGATTGCTGCGCGGCGATGTACTTGATGTCCAGCGGGTTGGCTTGATTCACCAGATAGTCACCGGGTTGCGTCACGCGAGCGTCGAAATCGCCATACCAGAAGGCATCACCCGGCATGTTGGGCGACTTGTAGCTGTTGTCGCCTGAGTTGAACGCGGCCTTGATCGTCGTGACCTGGTTGGTCATCGGGTCGGCAGCCGTCACCGGCCTGAACACGCCGTAATCCAAACCAAGCCGCAAAGCCACCTTGCCGCGCCCGGCATAAATCTTGGCGTTGATCTGAGCGGCGTTCATACAACCACCGTCAGGCCGCCGCCGGTGCCAAGGTTCGGCCCAGGCGGAATGCCAAGGAAGCTGCACATCTGCCGCCGGAAGTCGAAATACAACGCCCGGCGGTCGCGGTGCTCGTTCTTGTTGTGCTTCCAGACGGCGGCCTGATCGGTGTCGAGGTTCTGCGTGGTCTGATCAACCATGTCGGTTTCCAGCGTGGCAAGCCGCGCCAGATAGACCGTGCGCAGCACGCTTTCCTCTTGTGTGGTCAGGTTGTTCAGCTTGTACTCAAGCGTGCCGTAGGCGGTCGAGAACCGATAGCCGGACGCCGGGAGAGCCTGCTGTCCGAAGTTGCCGTACCCGGCAAACCGGCGCACATCGACCTTTTCAGCGTCCGTCAGCATGGCTTACTCCAGTGGCGCTTGCCGTTCGACCAGCAGTTTGATGTCGTCAGGGTCAGTCACTTCCTGACCGGATTGCCAGTAGCGGTGCTCGCCGGTTTCCTCGTTGATGAAGCCGTAAGGCGACGCCAGCTTGACCGATTCGGGCAAGGGTGCTGCCGGGGGCTGGTTGCCCTCGTTCGCCTTGGGTTTTGCTGTTGCCATGTTGCCCTCGTTTTGTGTGGGTTGTGCCCGGCCACCGAAGTAGCCGGGCATGGGTCACATCGCTGCTGTTTAGGCGGCGTGCTCGATCACCACCGCACGCTTGTAG